AACAAATGGGATAGTATTATTAACCTGCAGCATCTATGGGAACAGTACGAAAGAGTAATTAAAGACAACGGGGCAATAGTTTTAACAGCTCAAACCCCTTTTGATAAATTATTAGGATGTAGTAATTTAAAATTGCTTAGATACGAATGGATATGGGAAAAAGATAATGGTACAGGACATTTAAATGCTAAAAAAATGCCTATGAAAAAGCATGAAAATGTTTTAGTGTTCTATAAAAGACTACCAACTTACAATCCTCAATTTACTACAGGTAAACCATATGAGGCTAAAAGAGGGCGAAAAAGCACTAATTACGGTGATGATGTAAAAGGGTATGATGGAGTTACGAGAAACGATGGTAAAAGATATCCGCTGTCTATTGTAAAGTTTAATAAGGAAATTGGATATCACCCAACACAAAAACCGATAACTCTTTTTGAATACCTCATCAAAACATACACTAACGAGGGTGAAACCATTCTCGATAACTGCATAGGTAGTGGAACGACAGCAATAGCGGCTCTGAATACAGGCCGTTTTTTTATTGGTATCGAAAAAGAAAAAGAATATGTTGATATCGCCAACAAGCGAATACAGGAGGCGGTGAAGGAATGTGAAACTAACCGAGAAACAAAAGCGATTCGCTGATTACTACATTGAAACAGGAAATATCACTGAAGCGGCAAGGAAAGCTGGATACAAACAACCTCACGTTCAAGGTAGCCAAACCTTAGAAAAACTTAGCGTTAAAACCTACATTGATGAACAGTTAAAACTCCTGGCAGATAAACGTATTATGCAAGCGGAAGAAGTCATGCAGCTTCTCACTTCTATTGCTCGTAATGAGGAAAAAGAAGAAGTGGTGGTATTCGGTGAAAGTGGTCCATCCTTAGTAACGAAGAGAATGAGCGCTAAAGACCGTTTAAAGGCTCTTGAGCTTATCGGCAAGCGTTATACCCTATGGACGGATAAAACACAGCTAGAAGGCACTGTGGGCGTTCAGATAGTGGATGATATAGATGACTAGGCTTTCCGATGTAGTCGCTCCATCCTTTCATAAGGTACACAAGGACATTAAGGAACAAAAACACACTCACTACTGGTTAGGTGGTGGCCGTGGTTCTACAAAGTCATCCTTTGTGGCCATTGAAATCATATTGGGGATTATGCGAGATCCACACGCTAATGCTGTAGTATTGCGTAAGGTTAAAGATACCTTGAAAGATTCCGTATATGAACAGCTCCAATGGGCGATAGAAGTCTTAGGTGTCGGTCATTACTGGCATGAAAGTATCAGCCCGTTGGGGTTAACTTATATTGCCACTGGACAGAAGATTATATTCAGAGGTGCGGATAAACCGAAAAAGATTAAATCCATCAAGTTTAGCCGTGGTTACTGTAAATATATATGGTATGAAGAAGTTGACGAGTTTGAAGGCATGGAAGAGATAAGGATGATCAACCAATCCTTAATGCGTGGTGGTCAGAAGTTTATCGTGTTCTACAGCTACAACCCTCCTAAAAGCGCAAATAACTGGGTAAATGCCGAAGTTCAGCTCACCAGGGATGATAGACTATTTCATCATTCAAATTACCTCACAGTGCCCAAAGAGTGGCTGGGAGAGCAATTCATAATTGAAGCAGAACACCTGAAGGAAACCAAACCAACAAGTTATCAGCATGAATACTTAGGTGAAGTGACCGGAACAGGTGGAGAGGTGTTTGATAATGTTCAGATACGCAGAATTAGCGATGAAGAGATTAGTGAGTTTCATAATATCAAGCGTGGACTTGACTTTGGTTATGCTATCGATCCCCTTAGTTATAATGTGGTCCATTACGATAGGAAGAAAAAGCGTCTCTATATCTTTCACGAACTCTACAAAGTCGGACTAAGTAACTATTCTGCTTATCATGACTACATCAAACATGAGAACAAGAACAATGAAATGGTTTTAGGTGATTCAGCTGAACCAAAGAGCTTACATGAGCTTCGTCAATACGGTTTAAAAGTCCGTGGAGTGAAGAAAGGTCCTGACAGTGTAGAATATGGCATTAAGTTTCTACAAAGCCTAGAAGCCATCATTATTGACGATATACGGTGTCCTGAAACAGCAAGAGAGTTTCTGACATATGAGTTAGATAAGGATGCCAATGGAAATTTTAAAGCGGCTTATCCTGACCGAAATAATCATAGCATTGATGCGGTGCGTTATGCGCTCAATGATGAAGCAATGAAGTTCAAGGAAGAGCAGCAGCACAAACATGATCCAGACAATTTAACCCCATCTGAAAAGCATCAGAAGGCGATTAAGCAAATGACAGGCGGTAAGCCGAAAGTATCAGCTTATACGAGGTGGTAATATGGTTAAAAAAACGGTATATGTCAATGAAAACACCTTCGAAAAAATAGTTAAACAACTTGGTTATAAACCGGATAACTTAATTGTTAATAAATTCTTACCTGAAGATAAGGCAATTATTTCTGATGATTATGAGGAATTAAAAAATAGATATTTTTATGGCAGGTGAATAATATGGAATTCTTTTATGGACTACTCACAGCGGTGGTCTTTTTTATTGCGCTCTTATCCTTCTTTTATTTGGGCTATAAGCAAGGGAAAAAGGGTTCAGCACCCTTACCTATAGACAATGAAAAACAAAGCGAAATCGAGCGATTCAACAGGGATTTTAAAGCTTTATTCAACTATGACGTAGAAACGGCCCTGCAGCGAAAGAAGGTGCAATAATTGGCAGAGAAAACAAAAGATTGGCAGCTTTATGAGGCTGGTAAACAATACAACAATCGATTAAAGCCGAACTATTATGACACAGTGGATGCAAACTTGGCCTTCTTTGAGGGGGATCAGTGGAGAAACCTTCCCGATAACAACATGCCAAAGCCAGTATTCAACATTATCAAGCGTGTGGGTACATTCTTTGTATCCTCACTGACCACAAGCAAAACAAAATTACACTTTGAACCATTGTTAAATGCAGATAATGGAGAGAGTGAAGAGCTTTCCCCTTCTGACTTTGCAAATGCTATGGTGTCTAACCTGTTAGAGAAGTTTAAAATGGACTTTCGAATCAAAGATGCCTTGCATGACGGTGTGAAAACAGGTGATTATTGCGCTCATTTCTATTGGGATACCGATAAGCAGCCATATGGCAATCAATTTGGGGATATCAAAGGTGAAATCTGCATGGAATTGGTGGATGGAACAGATGTGATGTTTGGGAATGCCAATAATCCGAATGTAGATGCACAGCCTTATATCATTATTTCAGGCCGTGATATGGTCAACAACCTGAAAGAAGAAGCGAAGAAGTACAAATCAGACGAGAATACCATTCAATCTGACAGTGATTATAACGAAACAGCTGGAGACAGCGGTAAAATTGAAGTGGAAGCGGATGAATCCGGCAAGGCTCGTTATATCATTGTTTACCGTAAAGACAAGAAAACAGGCACCATTAAAGTATCTAAGAGCGTGGAGAGTGCTTATATCTTTAAAGATATTGATACAGAGCTTAAACACTACCCGATTGCGTGGGGTAATTGGGAAAAGCAGAAGAATCAATACCACGGCAGAGCGCTATGTACAGGGCTGCTACCGAATCAAATCTTTATCAATCGTATGTTTGCCATGGTGATGTATCACCTGATGATGACAGCCTTTCCTAAAGCTGTATACAATGCTGATATTATTCCAAATTGGGATAATGAAATAGGTTCATCTATTGGTGTAAGCGGAATGGACATAAACGGCAACATTAAAAATATCGCAGGCTACCTTGAACCTGGTCAAATGTCAGGTCAGATTATGCAGACCATTGAACAGGCCATGCAATATACAAAAGAATGCTTGGGTATCAGTGATGCTGCATTAGGGCAGATAGATCCAAAGAACACAAGTGCTATTATTGCGGTGCAGAAGTCTTCAGCTATTCCATTAGAGAATCCGAAAGCGAATCTTTATGAATGGATAGAGGATATTGGCCGTGTGCTTCTCGATATGATGGGAACCTATTACGGTACTCGACCTGTAGTTATCGAACAGAACCAAGTGAAACAAGTCGTACAATATGACTTTTCTATCTTTAAAAATGAATGGCTCAATGTTCGGGCTGATGTGGGTGAAGCTTCTTATTGGTCTGAAATTGCTTCCTTACAAACGCTTGATACTTTATTGGATAAAGAGAAGATTGATTTCGTGGATTACCTGGAGAGAGTACCGGATGAATACATTCCACAAAAACAAGAGCTTATCGGCAAGATTAAGCAACAAATGGAAATGCAACATCAAATGGCCAATGATCCACAAGCATTAATTGCACAATTAGACCCCGAAGAGCAAAGAGCCTTTTATGCTGCTTCTCCTGAACAGCAACAGGCGGTAATTGCTCAATTACAAGGCCAACCACCAAATGGAGGTACGATGTAATGCCCAAATATGAGTTCGAAGTAGAAAACAAAGGACAGATAAGCGATGGATACCATACCTTCGATGAACTGTATTATCACCGAATGATGTTATTTTCTGTTATCTGCAATCAAAACCAAGAAAGAGCGTGGAAATCTAAATTACATGCCGATGGTACTATGTACGATAACTATTTTATTGTAGGTATTACAACAAATGAAGGTGATTACACCTATCATTATCATATGGATAATTGGCATTACTTCAAAGTTAAAGAAATTGAGTTTGCACCCGAATGGGATGGACACAAACCTGAAGATATCACACGATTATTAACCTTAGTTTAAGCACCTGTGATGTAGGTGTTTTTTATTTTGTCCGGTTAGCCAATCAACACGGGCTTTTTGTCCTGAATATGACATTAAACTGTTCAAATATTCGCCTACCATAGCGAAGGAGGATTTACCCATGTTTGAAAATGAAGATATGATTTTACCGGATGATTTCCAAGAGGATACCACACCGACGGAAACAACGGAAACCGTTGAACCCACTGAAGAAGTGGAATCAACAGAGCAAAGCACAGAGCAACCTGAACAGACTCCCTTCTTGAAGGTGAAATACAACAAAGAAGAAATGGAGCTGGATGAAGAACGTGCTCGTGAACTGGCTCAAAAAGGCTTGAACTATGATAAAACGTTAGAACGATTACAAGCGCTTGAAAGTGATCCTCGACTAGCGTTTATCGAACAGTTAGCAAGCCAGCACAACATGACACCTCAAGAATATATCGAGGCTGTCAAACAACAACAAGAGCAAGAGCGCATTAATCAGTTAGTCGAACAAGGGATTAGTGAAGAAATCGCTCAAGAATTGCTTGAAAATCGTAAATTCCGTGAACAGTTTGATGCGGAGAAGAAGGCCAAGGCAGAGGAAGAAAAGAAAAACGCTGATTACAATGAGTTTTTCGATTACTACCGTGAAGCGAATGGTCGTGATTTCGTACCAAATCAAGACACTATTCCACAAAGCGTATGGGATGCCACTGAAAAGGGTGTACCTCTTAAATTCGCTTATATGATGCATGAAAACAGCCAATTGCGTAACCAATTAACAACCCTGAAACAGAATGAATCCAATGCAAAGAAAGCGCCTGTGGGCTCTGTAACGGCTCATGGCGGCAATCAAATCGAATCAGAGGATGATTTCCTGGCAGGGTTTAACTCAATCTAGGGAGATGATCTAAATGGCAGTAAACTTAGCCTCTAAATATAGCCAACAAGTAGACGAACGATTCAAATTAAAATCTTTAACAGATGCAGCAACACACCAGGATTATGATTGGGATGGTGTTAAGACAGTAAACGTGTATTCAATCGCTACAAGCGCAATGAATGACTATGTGCGTACTGGCACAGGCCGTTATGGAATAGCTGCAGAGCTTGATGACACTGTAGCAACTTACACTTTGGCGAAGGACCGTTCTTTCACATTCACGATTGACCAAGGGAACCGTAAGGACTCTATGAACGTTCGTGAAGCTGGCAAGGCTCTTGCTCGTCAACATGACGAAGTAGTGGTTCCTGAAATCGATATCTACCGTTTAACAAAGTGGGATGCTGCAGCTGTAGCAAACAGTGGTGTACCGACAGCCACAAACATCACAGCGTCTAACGCTTACACTTCATTCTTGCAAGCAACTGCTTACCTGGATGATAACAAAGTACCACAGGAAGGCCGTATTGCTTTTGTAAGACCGTCTTTCTACAACTTCTTAAAGTTAGATCCAACATTCTTAAAGGCTTCTGACATGGGTCAAAAAATGCTGATTAACGGTCAAGTGGGCGAAGTAGACGGAGTGAAGATTGTTAAAGTTCCATCATCTTACTTCCCAGCAAAAACACCGTTTATCATCGTTCACAAGTCTGCTATGTGTGCGCCTAAGAAGTTGCAGGATTACAAAATTCACGAAAACCCTCCAGGAATCAACGGAAATCTTGTGGAAGGCCGTATCTACTACGATGCTTTCATCTTAGATTCTCGCAAGAAAGCCGTTTACTCTTGGAAAGAAGTATAAGGAGTGG